AACAAAGCAACAGGAGTTGGCTTTGAATTCGCGCAACCAAAACCAAAAGCAAGTGCAGACCAAACAGAAACATTTGACTGACTTGTTAGCCACTGCACAGAAAGCAAGGTTGCAGATGGACTTGGCCAAGCAAGCGGCTGAGAACAAGCCAGAACCAGGAGCGACTGAATGACAGAGATTGAGTATTTAAAAAAGCAGAACCAAGATTTAATTGACATGGCCATGAAACCGCTAGTGAGTGGCGGGGCCAAAGATTGGGCAGAGTATCGTGAGTTGGTCGGATTTATTCGGGGTCTTAGCCGAGCCAACTCCCACCTTGAAGACCTCGAAGAAAAAGTAAAGAAGGAAAATAATGAGTGAACTACTCGTAAGCCAAGACGGTGCCACCGCGACTGTACTTCCCGCAACGGCTGATGAGAAGGCAAAACAATTGCCTGATCCTGTGCGTTTTCAGATTCTCGCAGTCTTACCAGAGATTGATGAGGCATATGAGAGTGGGTTGATTAAGTCAGGTACAACTATTCACTATGAAGAAGTGCTGTCTCCAGTACTATTTGTTGTGAAACTAGGCCCTGATGCCTATAAAGATGCAACACGTTTTCCCAGTGGGCCTTCTTGTAAGGTCGGGGACTTTGTGATTGTTAGACCCAACACGGGCACAAGATTAAAGATTCACGGTAAAGAATTCAGGATCATCAATGATGACTCTGTTGAAGCTGTGGTTCAAGATCCCCGTGGCATTTCCCGCGCAGCATAAGGAGTAGACCATGGCTGATTTTGAAAAAGTTGAATTCGAGTTTCCAGACGAGGTGGAAGATAAACAGTCTCGCAAAGGTGGCAAAGTTGTTGCCGCTGAAGAAGACAAACCCGAGATTGAGGTGGTGGATGATACGCCAGAGGATGATAGAAATATCACGCCCATGGCTGAGCCCCCTGCTGATGTTACCGACGATGAGCTAGAAAAATACACAGACAAACGTCTGAAGGATAGACTAGCCAAGTTGGGCAAGGGATACCACGACGAGCGTCGCGCCAAAGAGGCCGCGTTCCGTGAAAAAGAAGAAGCTCTTCGACTAGCGCAAGCTGTTGTTGAAGAAAACAAAAAGCTCAAAGGTTCGCTTAATACTAATCAAGAAGTATTACTTGAGCAAGCTAAAAGAGTTGTTCTGAGTGAAGTGGAAGCCGCAGAGAGATCATACCGCGCAGCTTATGAGTCGGGTGACCCTGATGCCATGATCAAAGCGCAGAAAGATCTCACTGCAGCAACAATCCGTGCTGATAAAGTTAATAATTTTAAGCATACCCCTTTACAAGACGACAAGAACGTAGTACAAACTACTCAACTCACGCAAGCGCCGAAGGTTGACCCCAAAGCAGAACGTTGGTTTCAATCCAACCCATGGTATGGGAAAGACCGAGAGATGACTGGCTATGCGCTTACGTTGCACGAAAAAATGGTCATAGAAGACGGAATCGATCCCAATTCTGATGAGTACTACACAAGGCTCAACAGTAGGCTTCGTCAAGTATTCCCAGAAAAATTTGCTGCTGTGGAATCCGCTGATGCACCTGAATCTCAGCGCCAAAAAGCAAATGTAGTTGCCCCTGCGACGCGTAGCACTGCACCCAAGAAAATCGTGCTTAATGCAACACAGGTTCAATTAGCAAAGAAGCTAGGTGTTCCATTGGAACTCTATGCTCGTAAAGTAGCAGAAGAAATGAGGAAATAACATGTCACAAAATAGAATGGCTCGCGAATTAGAGACTCGTGCAACAACACAACGCCCACAACAGTGGCGCGCCCCCGAGACTCTCCCAATGCCCGATGAGCGTCCAGGTTGGAAGCATCGTTATATCCGTATTAGTATGATGGGTCAATCCGATCCCGCTAATATTTCTTCTAAATTGCGCGAAGGATATGAACCCTGCAAAGCAGAAGAGTATCCTGAGATGATGGTACATGCCACTCAAGACGGCCAATTCAAAGGCAATATTGAGATTGGCGGATTGTTGTTGTGCAGAATTCCTACTGAGTTTTTGGTTCAGCGCGCCGAATACTACGGCAAACAAAACCAAGCACAGGTGGATTCAGTCGACAATCAATTCATGCGCGAAAGTGATCCTCGCATGCCTCTCTTTAGACAGAGAGAAAGCAGGGTTAGTTTTGGTTCTGGTTCTTAAATTTTAAGGAAACAACATGGCTTATCCGCTTATTCCAGCCCCTTACGGGCTGAAACCGTATAACCTGATTGGTGGCCGAGTATATGCTGGTTCAACCCGCATGTTCCCCATCTTAAATGGTTATAGCACTTCAATCTTCAACGGTGACGTTGTTGATATTGGCACAGGCAATAATATTGGCTGTGTTACACCTACACAACTCGCATACAACACTACCTCAGCCCAAGCTGGAACTATTGGTGTATTTGTTGGTTGTGAGTACTCTACTACTGGCGGCCCAATTTACGGCAAAAACCGTTTCCAATATTGGCAAGCTAGCACAACTGCTCCTGACGCTATTGCTTACGTTGTGGATGATCCTCAAGCTGTGTTCAAAGCTGTCGTTGTTAACGGCGGTTCTGCACAAAGCCAAACGGTTCTCTACGCTAACCCAGCATACGTTGGCGCTAACATGTTCTACTCAGGCCCAGGTGGAAGCACTACTACTGGTGACTCACTAGGTGGTGTTGCGTTGTCAGCTTCTGCTACAACTACTTCATCTGTTACTCCTGCAACTGGCGGTGCTCCCTTCCGTTGCGTGGGTGTTGTGCCTGACACAGCAATCAGCGTGGTTCAGAATGCTACTTCTAGCTCTACGACAATCACATTGTCTGCAGCTAACAGCGCAATCTACCCAGGCATGGTTATTTCTGGCCCAGGCATTAATGCAGGTTCAAATACCTACGTTACCACCGTAAACGGTACAACAGTGACGATTAACCGCGCAGTTTCTACTGCTCAGTCTACCGCTACTGCGTTTACATTCACTGGCTATCCCGAAGTGTTGGTGACTTGGAACTTTGGTTTCCACAGTTACTTCAATGCTACTGGCGTTTAATTAAGGAGCTAACAAATGGCTATTTCACGCGCACAACTATTGAAAGAGCTGCTCCCAGGCTTGAACGCTTTGTTCGGTTTAGAGTATGCACGTTATGGTGAAGAACACAAAGAGATCTACGAAACAGAGACCTCTGAGCGTTCGTTCGAGGAAGAGACTAAATTGTCTGGCTTCTCTGCAGCACCAGTCAAAAACGAGGGCACAGCCATCGCTTATGACAATGCTCAAGAAGCATGGACAACTCGCTATAACCACGAAACCATTGCTTTGGGTTTTTCAATCACCGAAGAGGCGATTGAAGATAACTTGTACGACAGCTTGTCTGGCCGTTACACCAAAGCTCTTGCTCGCGGTATGGCTTACACCAAACAAGTGAAAGCTGCTGCTGTTGTTAACAACGGCTTCAACTCTAGCTATATTGGTGGTGATGGTGTCTCTTTGTTTAACTCTGCTCACCCATTGGTGAACGGTGGCACTAATGCCAACACTCCTACAACCCAAGTTGATTTGAACGAGACTTCTTTGGAAGCCGCCGTTATTCAGATCGCTGCTTGGACAGACGAGCGTGGCCTCTTGATCGCTGCTAGACCCAAGAAGATGATCATTCCTCCATCATTGATGTTCGTTGCAAAACGTTTGTTGGATACCGAACTTCGTGTCGCTACCACAAATAACGATATCAATGCAATCAAGCAAATGGGCGCAATCCCAGAGGGCTACACTGTCAATCACTTCTTGACAGATCCCAACGCTTGGTTCCTAACTACTGACGTTCCAAATGGTATGAAGCACTTTGAGCGCACACCTTTGAGCCAGTCAATGGATGGAGACTTCGATACAGGTAACGTACGTTATAAAGCTCGCGAGCGTTACTCTTTTGGATGGTCTGATCCACTTGGAATCTGGGGTTCTTCAGGTTCTTTCTAATAAAGTATTACTTTTAATACTTTTTGGGGCCTTTTGAGGCCCCTTTTCTTTTTCTAAAACTTATGCTATTATTACCTGTAACTAAGTCACAGGAGTAATAAATGGAATACCCAACAACAAGAGAAGAAGCTAAACGTATAGGTGCAACTCACTACTTTAC